CCTCAAAGTTCACCTTAGCATCATATGCCATGGTGATAGCGAGTTCGATCAACTTCATCTTGTCATCCAGCTGGTCAACCAGACGAACGTCAACGATGTTGTAATCAACAAACTTCTTCCAGTCCTTAGTATAGAACTCTTTGAAAGTGTCGAACTCACTGTGATCTAGTTTCTTAGCACCAAGTTCTACAGAACAGATATGATCCAGACGGTAGGACTCTTGGTTGGTGTACGTAAACTTCTTGTACAGTTCTAGATAATCAAGGCAAGAGATACCACTAATGTCATAGGCAATTTGCTTACGACCTTTGATATAGATCTCACGATAGAGAATGCTCTTCCAAGGAGAGATCATCTTGGATTCTTTCTCACCAATGATCCTCTCGATACGCTTGATAATGTACGGCATATCGAACAGTTGGACATTCCAACCCGTGATCACATCAGGGAAGTTAGAAATCCAATAGTGAAGAAAGGCTTTCAGCAGACCAACCTCAGTTTTAAACTCAAGGTAATCAACATCAGCATCGGTGCTCTTGTAAGGGCGAGAACCGAATACAGTAATCCTACCAGTGTGGGAATCTTTGATACTAATCAGAAGGATCTCCTGATCAGCAGTTTCGATATCAGGGAATCCATTCTCAGCACCAGTTTCGATGTCAATTGTAAAGATACGAATCTGGTTCATATCAAACTTCATCTCATCCCAAGGATACTCCTCAAGGATGTACTGGTTATTGTATCGTGTCTGACCATATACAGGAAAGTCCGACATCTCCTTGTGAGTGTCAACAAACTGACGTGCATCTTTGATCGTGCCCTGCTTCACAGGACGTACACGTTTGCCATCGAGTGTCTTCCACTCGGAAGGTTTCTCGGTAGGCAAGAACAGTGTCGGGTTGAACTTTACCCGATCACTGAACTGCCGACCATGATCATAACCACGAACCAGGATAGTGTTCCCTGACTGTTGAACACTGGTGTAAAACTTCATTCCGTCTCTTTGTCTTTCAGGTCATAATAAAGTGCCATGTACATGTCACTAGGTTCACAGATCAAAGTAATGTCTGAGGACCTAACGACAAGTTCATGATCATTGCTGAACTCAGGGAAGGGCACTGCTCCGTCCTGAGATACCTCACAGGGGTATTTTAGCACACAGTCGGGGTCACCGAACTCTACGCCACCCAGTTCCTCAATCTCTGCTACTAGCCAGTGCCCGTCAAACTTGAGGAGCTTAATCATACTACTTCAGGAGTTACCGTAGGGACAGAGGCATCAGCGACTGCCTGCTGTACCAGTTGCTGTTGCTGTTGCCAGTTAGGAGTGTTTTCAAATCCAGCTGCTGCTTGTTCTGGTGTAGATGCTTGATTTGCTTCAATCTTTGCTCGGTATGCTTGTGCTAAACCAGGATCAGGAGTAGCAACGGTCATGATTACATCATAAGGAATACGATACTGACTTTCAATAGCATATGGGCACCACTTGCTAAATTTAACCTGAAGATCTCTCTCGGGATTTTCGGGATTAGGGGCACTAGACAAACTCAATTCGTAGGGGAAGTTCATAATAAGACAGATGCCTTTACGTTCTTCACCTTCACCTTCAAATGCTTCTTGAAGAATAGTAATCAGTTTTTCACCAGTCTTCAACGCAACTACCGAAGGTTGAAGTTCGGCAGGTTGATTGTTTTCTTCAGTCATTGTTTTTCTTTCTCCGTTTTTTCTCAAGTTTGTATGCTTCAAATTCCGCTTCACCTAATACTGGATGAAGAGGTTGTACTAGACCGATGTATGTATCATACACATGCCAAGTAGGTTCTGCTACGGCAACAATATTTTCAAACCCAATCCTAAACTCTCTAGTGGAAGAAAAAGGACTCCAAGCAAAGAAATTCATCGAGGGATTTTCAGGATCATCCGTAGCTATGACCCTCATTGCCATAGGCATGGTGGCAACGAAGCACAAAGGATTACCTTCAGGATCCTTTAGTTCTTCTAGTTTAGCAATAACTTGCTCGCCAGTAGTCAAATGTAGTATGTTAATAGACATAATCAATTTGTGCTCATCATATTATAGCAAAAAAACACAGGACCCACAAGGGGTCCTGTGCCAATATTTATTCTGTCAGCAGCTGCCTATCTGTCGTTGCCGTCTCACCAATTTTATATACAGTTCTCTTCTGGTGCTCTGGAATAATTTTCTCCAGCGAAACACACAATAAACCGTCCGCAAAAACTACATCAATAACTCTAACATCATCCCCTAGTTGCCAAGTCCTAGTGAACGATCTCTTCGACACTCCTTTGTGTACATACTCGATCTTAGGATCTTGTTTTGCATGTGTCGTGGCAATTCTGAGAATGTTTGATTCAGTAGATACTTCAATCTCCTCTGGTTTAAATCCTGCCAGAGCAATTTGAATTTCGTAGTTACTGGTGTCATGTTTGATTAGGTTATACGGAGGATAGTTCTTATCATGTTGTGTCATAGATTCCAATCTATGGAACATATCATCCAAACCAACAAAGTGAGGGGAATAAAGATCCCACTGGTAAGCGTTTGTCATTATAGTTCTCCTTAAGTAAGCGAGAGTTAGTTGAATGGACCCGTTCGGCATCCACTACTAATTATAATGGCACATAAAAAAAGTGGGGTGTTGTATACCCCACTGATATGTTCGGTTTATACTTCAGTCTTCTTACGACCGATATTGTATTTACTTTCAAGTGTCCATTCGTCTTTCTCTTTGAAAGCAAGGACTTTGATTTGATTAAGTGGAGCAACGTCAGAAATTTTATCGCTGTCCACTAATGAAACAAGACCCCAATCAGAAAGAAGTTGAATGATCCTGTTCCGTCTTTGAACATCATTCAAAGAAAGATTTGTTGCTTTACCATCAAGAGCAAACAACTCTTTAAAATGAACGATGTAATACTTTCCCTGTTTATGAAGGATGTGACAAGATTGATATAGCTTCCTTTCTTTTCTAGATGCTACACCAATACGAGTCAAGGTTTCTCTCACCTTGAGGAAATCGTCAGGTTGTCCCAGGGTAACCTCCACCATATCAGCGGGTTGCCAAGTTACTTCAATATCTGTAGTCATTTCATGCCACCTTTATTCAATGTCTTTCTTATATAATCAAGTTCCTCTTTAGTGAGAATGTTCAAAGCTTCTAATGCTTTATTATGACTGTAACCATAATATTGCTTTACAAGTTCTAACTCTTCAAGAGTTTGCTTGCGTAACCAGGGAGTGAAACGTTTCCTAGGTTTCAAACTATTTATAAAAAAGTCATATTGTAGTCTTTTATCGAGATGATGATTTTTATTCATCTCGTTAGCAAAAAGAATACTATCAGTAAAAGATGACAGGCATTTGTTTACAATAAAAGGCGGATACTTTCGCTCCGCCTCAGGATCATCTTTAAGAATGTTCTTCTTAGATTGATTGATGCTGTACAGGTAATCTTTGAGTTCCGCCATTCCAGTGTCTAATCACTCCGCTAATAATAAAAAGGTTGGTAACCAAGTAAGAAATAAAAATAAGGGTGCGTATGCCAGCAATAATATCTGCTTCTCTATCTGTTCGTCCATGCTTCTCCCCCAATGCCTTCGCCCAGATTCTCCACATTATTTGAATACAGCAGTAACACCCAGAACTTTAGCATTAGGATTCCTAGCAAGGGCAACTTCACGTGCCTCTTGATAATTACGAGCGATCACTTCTTCTTTGAAGACAGTGCCAGCAACATAGAGTTTGACTTCACACTTCATGACGGTTCGCCTACGATGGTGGTTAGGTAGTTGTGGAGAACGAGTTCCTTTCGTTCTGCTTGATCTAGTGTATAGGATCCCACGCTCCTCATGGTATAGGTGTGTGCAAATTCAGCAACTGACCACCCCTTGAACCGATCTCGGATCAGTTGGGAGTTGTTATAGGAAACCAGTTGAGGAGCGACAAAACGATCACAATTAAGAGCAAACTTATCGTGATCAAATCCTTTGTGCATTGATCCTTTACGCCCATAGAGGTTATCCTTAATGTCATAAGGAGGATCAAGATAAGTAAATACT